CAATCTTGCTGATGGGAACAAAGAGGTCACGGCCCTCGATCCGGACGACGGCCCCGACTACTGGAGGGGGGGCGGGGTCGCCCACCCCCCCCGCGCGCCGGCCTGCGCCCCTCCCAGAACCGGCCACCCCCGCCGACATAGGGCCCTTGCTCCCGGCGGCGGGGCTCAACACGCTCAACGCTCCGGCAGTCACTCCCCCGGGAACGAGCAACCCCGCCGACGTTGGGCCCTTGCCCCCGGCGGCTGGACTCAACACAATCACCGCCCCAGCGATCCCGGGAATCGGCAATCCTGAAGATGTTGGGCCGCCTATAGGTGGTCTTCCCGGCGTACTTCCCGGCGTTACCCCGGGCGTTACCCCGGGCGTTACCCCGGGCGTTACCCCAGGCACTGGCGTTATCCCGGGCGTAATCCCAGGCACTGGCGTTACCCCAGGCGTTACCCCGGGCGTTATCCCGGGCGTAATCCCAGGCACTGGCGTAATCCCAGGCACTGGCGTAATCCCAGGCACTGGCGTAATCCCAGAAACCGCCGTCATCCCCGCCGTCACCCCGGCGGTCATTCCTGAAGTAATTCCTGCCGTCGTACCCGCGGTACCCCCAGTCGTGCCCCCGGTACCCCCGGTTGTGCCCCCTATCCCGCCGGTCGTGCCGCCGGTCGTGCCTCCGGTCGTGCCTCCGGTCGTGCCTCCGGTCGTGCCTCCGGTCGTGCCTCCGGTAGTGCCGCCGGTCGTGCCTCCGGTAGTGCCGCCGGTCGTACCCCCTATCCCGCCGGTTGAGCCGCCAGTTATTCCCCCGGTCGTTCCCCCGGTCGTTCCCCCGGTCGTTCCCCCGGTCGTTCCCCCGGTCGTTCCTCCGGTCGTTCCCCCGGTCGTTCCTCCGGTCGTTCCTCCGGTCGTTCCTCCGGTCGTTCCTCCGGTCGTTCCTCCGGTTGTGTCAACCCCAACAGGTGGAACACCTATGCCAACGACCACATCTGCACTTGATGAGGCTAAGGCCCACTTTGCCCGTATTGGTGGCGGTGCGAAGTACGAGCCGATCGCTCTCAAGCAACTCTACGAGGGCCTCGTGCCCAAGGAAGCCCCCACGGCGGCGGACTTCAAGGCCGAGCTCTTCGGCCTCCCCAAGACGGACACCGGTGGCATCGCCAACCCGGCGGACGTGTACGACCCCACCGGGTTCACCGGGTTGGACTTCCTCAAGATGTTCGCCAAGGAAGGCGGCTCCATACACCACTACTCGACAGGATCCACCGTGGACGCCACCCAGAGCTCAGAGACGACGGACTACGCCGCCAAGATTGCCGCGTTGAAGGCCGACATGGCGAACCGGGACATGCAGGACCTCAAGGACACCTTCGCGAAGCTGGGTGAGGTGTCACCCACCATCGAGCCAATGACGCGCCCTACGGCCTCACAGGTGCGCCACGCAGGGTCCGCCTACGCACCCAGGCCGATGGCCCAGATGTCGGTGGTGCCGCAGCTCGCCGCGATACTCCAGCGTCGTGGCATGACCATGGCCCAGGGCGGCAACGTCGCTGACCAGTCGCACCCAAACTACAATGGCATCCCGGCGTTCCGCACGGGCGGCCTTGAGGGCCTGGGCGGCAAGTACGTCGAGGGTAAGGGTGATGGCACCAGCGACGACATCGCGGCCATGCTTGCCAACGGCGAGTACGTCTTCAGCGCCGACGTGGTGGCGGCCCTGGGCAACGGGTCCAACAAAGCCGGTGCATCGGCACTCGACCAGATGGTCAGCAAGATCCGGGAGCGCGCACGATCGGCGCCGCCTGACAAGCTATCGCCGGATGCCAAGTCGCCCCTAGAATATCTCAAGTCCTCGTCACCCACGAAAGGGGCACGATAATGGGTATCGCCAGTTCATCAGCAACCGAAACCACCACCCAGCCGCAGTTCTATACCGACTACCTGACCAACCTTGCAACGCAAGGTAAGACGGCGGTTCAGAACGCGCAGTTCGCGGATGCCAACGCAAACCAGTTGGCGGCATTCCAGAACGTCGGTGCCAACGTCGGGAACTACCTGCCGGGCTTAACCACCGCAGGCGCCACCACCGGGCTGGCAAGCGGGTTGAACATGGCGACCGCCGCCAATCCGTATCTTGGGACTCCGGCGGCGGGTGCATCGGCGCAGGACTACCTGAGTGCCGGGGCCACCGGTGCTGATCAGATCGTCGGCAACTACATGAGCCCGTACATGACGAACGTCATGGACTCGATCCGGGCCGCGAACCAGCAGAACATCCAACAGAACCTCGCGCCGGGCCTGACCGCTGCCTCGGTAGGCGCCGGGCAGTTCGGCTCCCAGCGGGGCGCCAATGCCCTTGCAATGGGCATCTCAAACGCCGACATCGGTGCCGCAAAAGAGCAGTCTGCCGCCCTGCAGGCCGGGTACACCCAGGCCCTGGCAGCGGCGCAGAAGCAGCGCGAGAATCAACTCACCGCCGGAGCCAGTCAGATCCAGGGCGGCACGGCGGCGGCCAACGCGGCCTCTCAGGCAGCGCAGAACTACCTCAATACCGGCAAGCAGGAGGCTTCCCTTGCGGAGCAGACCCAGAGCGCCGGGCTGGCTGACACGAACGCCCTGGCAACTTTGGGTGCGCAGCAGCAGGCGATCGCCCAGAACAAGGCCGACTACCCCATGAAGATGCTTGGCCTCGAAGCCGGGCTGATGTCGGGGCAGTCGATTCCGTCGACTGTTACGAAGACATCGACCGCGTCACCCCTGAGCGTCATCGCGGGCCTTGGCACCATGGGCGCCGGGTTGTTCAGCGCACCGGTGGGAGGCACCTCTGCCATCAAAGGGATGACCGATTGGTACAACAGCTTGGGTGGGACAGGTGGCGCGATTGTCAACACGATAGGTACGCCCGCCGATGCGGAATACGAGCCCCCAACCTAAAGGATAACGAACATGGCAACAGATTCCGGGCTCACCGCCACCGCCATCAACCCGGCTGGGTTGACACCGGAGAACCTCGCGAAGTACGAGGAGGCCCTCAAGGCCAGCATGGACGCGCTGCAAGCGCGGTACGCCAACCCGAACTGGTTCAACGTCGCTGCGGGCTTCCTGAAGCCTCAGCTAGGGGGCTTTGCGGCATCCCTGGGTAGCGCAGGCGCCGCCCTGGGTGACTGGCAGGAGAAGCAGCGAGCCAACGAGCTGCCGGTGGCGCAGATGCGTGCGCAGCTTGGTCTGGTGGGGATGCAGCAGGAGCAGAAGAATCAGGCCGATGCGCGGTACTCCCAGGCCATGGCCCGAGGTGGCTTTACTCAAGCCGACGTGGCGTTCATTACGGCACGTGACCCTATCAAGGGCCAACAGGCGGCTGAAAATTTTGCGCGGGATCAGGAAAATCGGAAAGCCATCACGGGGCAGACTAAAGGTTTGGGCGCTGATATTGCTACTTTGCCCCCAAAAGTATCCGGTCAAGTAGTCGCTAATACGCCGCTGTTTGGTGATTTTAATACTCTTGGGGGGTCTTCAGCCCCGATACCCTCGCCTGGGGGTGCACCACCCCCGGTGGCTGCGCCAGTAGTTACCCCGGGCAAAGGCATGCAGGTGCCTGACATATCCGGGGGGTTAACTCCGGCGCAAGAATCCGAAGCAGGTAGAACGCAAAATATTAAGGGCCTAGAATTTAGAAACGAATTGGCTAATCAGGTTGCACAACTACCGGTTCGTTCAGCCAATTTGTCAACGGCGTATGAGACGTTAAATGACCCCAACGTGCAAAGAGTTTTGGGTAGGACTAAAACTGGTTCTGTTTCCGCCATACTACAAGCTGGTTTGACCAGTGATACTGCGCCGGATGCTGTTAGGCGGATAGTAAGTCTTTTAGTTAACCCGGACACTATTAGCGAGATTAAACCCATAAAAGATGCAAAAGGCAATACTGTCCCCGGCGGTAGCAGAAAAGATCAGATTGACAGCCTTAATGAGAAAATAGGGATGTTGGCTAGAACAGCCGCCGCAGAACAGTTGAATGTAAATCAGATAATGAAGAACCCTACAGACTACGCTAGGTCTGCGGAAAGAAACCTTGCCATAAATTTAGAAGACACCGCTCGTTCAAATCAGCGTAACATAGCAACTGCGCTGCACGAGATGTCTAAGACGGCTAGGTTCCACGATATTGTTCAAAAGTTGAGCAATAAAAATTTGGGGTACCCTGAGTTGATCGCTCATCCGGAATCTCAGAAATCTCAAGCGGAGTGGGCAAGAGAACACGAATTGCTGGCAAAAACACCTTTGCGAGAAAAGTTACCCAAAGAGCTGCAGTTCCCTTTTAGGGCGGCTACACCAGTAGCGCCGGCGGCGCCAGGGGCTTCTGCACCGGTTTCTTCAATAGTGCAACAGCTCAGAGCGGCGCAAGCGGCGCGGGCTGCCGCTGCACCTTAAAGGATAGAACGTGGATTATTCTAAACTGAGCAAAGAACAAACCGATATGGGTTTGGCTATCGCAAAAGCGGCGGAGAAACACGGCCTAAACCCGGATTTTGTTATCCCTCTGTTTATGGGTGAGAGCGGGTTGGCCCACATCCCCAGTAAAAAGACCGATAGCGCGGGCAAGCCTATTGCCTTTGGGGTGGCCCAACTGACGCCCGCTACTGCGGCTAGGTACGGTGTGCCGGACTACATGAGCCCCGATGCTGAAGCTAATATCGACGCGGGTGTCCGTTATGTAAAAGACTTGATGAAGAACAAGGCGATAGGCAATGACCCCGAAAAAATAATCATTGGCTACAACGCCGGTGCGGGGGCGCCTTTCTTAAAATCTGGAAACCTGGAAGACCTGCTACCGGAGACGAGAGCGCATTTGCTGAATGTGTCGGGGCATTCCCCCACCGGCGAGTTGGCGCGGCCCACCGTTTCTACCGCGGAGGGGGCGCCCACTGCTACGGCAGAAGCATCGACGGATGAGAGCTCACCGGCGTTCACTTTTGATGCGGGGGTTCGCAAGCTGTCGGAAATGCCAAAAGAACCTGCGACTGACGATAACACCCTGAAAGGTGCGCTTACTGGTTTGGGTGTTGGTAGTACTGGGATATTTGGGCCGAAAGCTGTTGAGTATTTGGCGTATAAGTTACGAGGTGCCCCGTCGAGCGCACCAATGCCCACGACACCCCCTCCTCAAGCGGCGGCTACCGGAACTACCCCAGGCGGAAAATGGGGTTCAAAAACAGGGTACGGAATAGGTGAAGGTTCCGTACAAGAGGCAAGTTCCAAATACCAACGATCTTCCGGCCAAGGTCTCGTGTCAAAAAGGATGGCTAAGTTGTACGGCAACGCTCTTGCCGGCGAAGACCCCAACCTTGCCCAACGTCTGATAGACCGCGCAAAAAACGCCGCTTCACAAATACCCCCTCCAACGGCGCCTTTGGGGCGTATTGCCACGGCGTTGGCGCCTGTCGCGCGGGTGCTAGCACCTGCCGCTAGGCTTGCCGGTAGTACGTTGGGTGGCATTTCTGCGGCCAACAATTTGGGCGAGGCATACGCCAACTACCGAGAAGAAGGTGGTCCGAATATGCGGAACGTGGCGCAAGGCATCGCTGGCTTAGGTGGTGTAGTGGGGATGGCCCCCTATCTACCAGCGCAACTTATTGGTGGCGCAATGCAAGGAGCTCTGGCCGTACCTGATATTTACGACTACGTGACTGACGCGAGCGGCACCAATAAGGAACAGGTCTACCCGCGCGGTGAAGCGGGTGTCGAGTACGTACCGAACATACCAATCCGACAGCCGCGCCGTCTCGCTAATCCGTCAATAGTTCCAGCAGGGTCCCAATAACCCACACGCACACCATAAAGCTGATCATCCTGTTCTCTCCTTAGCCTGTCTAGAGGCTTTCAGGGCTCCCATGTGGGAGCCCTTTTTTTTAGGCGGCTTCCCACTTGTCGAACGAGAAGCACCCCTTGCAGGGCTCGTCCTTCGACGACACGATCGCGTGCTTGCACCGGGTGCAGGTCCGCTCGGGCTCGCGCGGCGCCTGGGACAGCCGGTACATGAGCAACTGCTCCATCTTGTCGGCGAACTCCAGCAGGTCGACATCGTTGGCGTACATACCGCTCGGGTCGCGCATGTCGCACGCGAGGTAGACGTTCTTGACGTCGGCGGGAGTGAGCTTGTTCATGTGTTCTTTTCCTTAAGTGCTTGCTCTGTCAGCATCACTGCCCACTCAATATTTGGTGAGTTTTCAGCAATAAGTTTTGCATGTAGTTTAGTTAGCCCCTGCCACTCTTGCTTTGTGTAAAGCGGCAAAGCTCTTTGGTCCTCTTTAATATCGGTTGGGTTATCGGTTACATACACAGACTTACCGTCTTCTGTGTAAACCATCCACGCTACGGGTTCAACCACCGTTTTTCTCCTTAAGCTTTGCTTCTGCCCGCCCAATAAAGTCCACAATATCGCTCTTGAACGCAATCACATTCTTTGTGAGTTCATTTACATCATCATCCGTCAGCCCCTGCCATTGGGACTTTGCTTCTTTGATTCTCTGCTTCCACATCTCAATCTGCTGAGTTTGCTGTGCCATAAGAACATCTCTCTGGGACGATGCTTGTTGGTACAGCGCGTACAAAGTTTCAATTTGTTGGCTGTTGTCTGTCTTTGCTTCGTGTACGACGGCCCGCACCTTTGCGAGCATGTCGTCGGGGTGAACGCTGGTCGGCCAACGCCACCCCATCAGGGCCGCAATGCGTTCATCGGTCATGCCGACCACCACGTCGCCAGGGCGGCGATGCCAAAGACCACGACGATCGTGGCGATCGCGTCGGACATGCAGCTCTTGCGCACCCCCAGCAGCCCGCGCTGGATGACGAGCTCGTCCTCGGACATCTCGGTGATGTTGGGCGGGGTGTAGCCCAGGCCGATCTTTACCTTGCCTGTGTTGTAGACGGTCATACGTCCTCCTGTTGATGTGAAGTTACAGTGTATTACAACTCGGGGTTACAATGGCCGTTTCCACAAGGACTGCCATGACCCTCTCCGAGTACTTCCAAACCGACGTCATGGGCGCCAAGAGCGAGATGGCCCAGTTCCTGGGCATCACCCCCACCTGGATGAGCCTGCTCATCTCAGGCCGGCGCCAAGCCTCCCCCGTCCTTGCGATCGAGATCGAGAAGGCCACCAAGGGCCTCGTGACCCGTCAAGTGCTGCGCCCTGACATCTTCTTCTGACCCGCCTTCCTGCGGTGTTTCATGGCCTCCATGAGGATGTCCTGCACCTCCCTCTTGGTCTCCAGGCGCTGCAGCACCAGCAGGTCCACGGTGTCCCGGGCCAGGATGCGGTGGATGAACACCGGGCGGTCGTGGCCTGACTGGAGTTGCCGGGTCGGGCCGATGCGCTCGATGATCTGCAGGTGCTCCTCCAGGTTCCAGTTGACCGAGAAGAACACCAGGATGTTGCCGCCGTCCTGCAGGTTGAGCCCGTGGCCGGCGCTGGCCGGGTGGGCGAACAGGACCGGGATCTTGCCCGCGTTCCAGTCCTTGATCGTCTCGGGCTTCTTGTCCAGGTGCTTGCCCTGGGGGAAGTGCTTCAGCAGCCGGGCCAGATCCGACTTGAAGTTGTACGCCACCAGCACCGGCATGCCGGCTGCCTCCTCGATCACCGACTCCAGGGCCTCCAGCTTGGCCTTGTGCACCTCCTGCCACGCCAGCGCCCCGTCGCCCACGTACATCGCGCCGTTGGCGATCTGCAGGCACTTCTGGGTCTTGGCCGCCGCGTTGAACGCCTCGATCTCGTCGCCCGTGTCGAGGGCGGTGTACATCTCGTCCTCCATGTCCTGATAGTGCTTGCGGGCCTTGAGCGGCAGCTTGACCATGATGTTGTTGATGATCGGCTCGCGCAGGTCGAACCAGTCCTTGGCCTCGATCGTCAGGCAGACGTCGCGCAGCTTGTCCTGGATCTCGACCTGGGCGATCGCCAGCGGCTCGACCCCGTAGCCCGTCCTGTCGGGCCGGAACCACCGCTGCGAGAAGGCGGTGAAGGTGCGGCCCAGGCGCGCACCTGCGTCGATGAACCACGCCTGCCCCCAGAGGTCCTTGAGGCCGTTGCTGGCCGGCGTGCCGGTGAGCTCGATCAGGCGCTTGATGCGGGTGTGGGTGATGCTGCCCAGGGCCTGGGCGCGCTTGCCGCCCTGGCGCAGCCTGAACCCCTTGACCTTGGTGGACTCGTCCAGGACCACCGTGGCGTAGGGCCACTTGTCGCCCCAGTACGCCACCAGCCAGACGATCTGCTCGTAGTTGGTGGTGTAGACCTGCGACGGCGACCGCACGGCGGCGATGCGCTCGCGCTCGGTGCCCACGATCGGCACGACGTTCATGCCCTTCAGGTGCTCCCACTTGAGGACCTCCTCGGGCCACGTCGTCGTCGCTACCCGTAGTGGTGCCACCACCAGCGCCGGGCCGTCCTCGACCATCTGCAGGATCTCCAGCGCCGACAGGGTCGCCACAGTCTTGCCGGTGCCCATGCCGGCCCACACCGCGACGCGCTTGCCGTCCAGTATGTGGTTGATGATCAGCGTCTGGTACGGACGGGGGGTGAACTTCTGGCGCGTGCTCATGCGCGGTACTTCGGTGGGGGCACGTAGACCCTCTCGTGCGTCGTGTACCTGACGCCGCAGGCCGTGCAGCACCGGCGGCGGACCAGGGTAGTGTCCCGGAGCTGCCGGGTGTATATGACGTCGCTCTTGAAGTTGTTGCATTTGGGGCACATTCAGCTTTTTGGTGGGTTGAGGAGGGCGATCACGCCCTCAATGGAATCGATCACGTACACCAGCTCACCGAGCCGGCGCATGCGGTTGTGCTCGCGGACCTGCTGGGCGGTGGGCTTCTCGCCGGTGGCCTTGAGCTCGACCCAGAACGGCGTGCGCCCGGGCAGCATGACCCGGCGGTCGGGTGCGCCGGCACGCCCAATCCACTGGGCCTTGCGGGTCTCACCGCCCATCAAAATGACATGCCGGGCCAGATACTTCTCAATCGCGGATTCACGCATCACTGCTTTCGGTAGCGGTAGGTCTCGAAGCCTTTGGCGGCCAGCGGCATGTCCGCCGCCCAGGCCGGTGGCGCCGACATCAGCTCCGACAGGTGCTCGGCGTTGAATTCAATGCTGTCCGGCGCCTCGGCGATGATCTCGTCGTGCACCGTCAGGACGATCTTGTAGCCGGCGGCCTCGATCAGCGGCATGCTGTGCGCCAGGACGTCCCGAGCGATCGCCTGTACCAGATTCTCGAACAGCTTGCCGCCGTGCGTCTGGATGCGGGTCCACTTGCGCGTGAACTGGTCGATGCCCATGTACGTGATCGCCTCGTTCTTGATCTGCGGCGCCGGGTAGCACGCCACCCGGCCCGATGGCAACGTGATCAGCAGCCACGTCTTCGTGACCTTGACCCGCAGGCCCAGGTCGACGTACTCGATGCCGCGCGTGCCCAGGGCCTGCTTCACCAGCGTCTGCAGGCGCTTCCAGTAGTCGGTGATGTTGGGGTGCGCGTAGCGCCAGACCCGCTTGAGCGTGTCGCAGGCCACGAACGCATCGTCGGACAGGTTGAACAGCGATCGCTTCTCGCGCAGCGTCCACTCGAAGAACCGGTCGGCCTCCTCCACCACCAGCTCAGGCGCCAGCGGCAGGACCTTGGCGGCCATCGCGTCGAGGTCGATACCGTAGGCCCCCGCAAAGGTTACGAATGCCCCCACGCCGCCCGCGTAGGCCAGCGCAAGCTCTTGCACCTTGCCGACCTGCCGCTGGTCGTCGGTGACGTCCTCCGGCCTGACACCGAACGACTTGCTGTACGCCAGCTTGTAGAGGTCGGGGCCGATGCCGGCGTCGAAGTTGCGGAACGCCTGGAGCTTCCACTCCTCGTTCGCAAGCCACGCCTGGACCCGGCCCTCGATGTTGGCGAGGTCGGAGACCACCAGCTTCTTGCGGCCCATCAGCTTGTAGGGCGAGGCGATGATCGTGCCACGGATGGCCGAGCTGGCGAGTTCCATGACGTTGTCGGTGACCATGTCGGCGATGCCCGCCTTGATGGCCTCGATGCCGGCGTCGATCATGGGCTGCTTGAGCGTTGGCCTTGGTAAATTTTGGGGTTGGAATAGCCTGCCGGCCCACCGGCCCGTGCGCGCCGCGCCGTTGAACTGCAGGGTGCCCCGCAGCCGGCCATCGCCGTTGACGCCGTTGATCAGGGTCTGGTACTTCTTGGTGCTGGTGCTGCTGGCCTGCAGGCGGACCTCCAGCAACTCCTTGAGCGCCTCGGGCACCGCCGGGTCGGCGAGGTACTTCTCGACCGTGCCCATCTGCAGGTCGGGCATGTCGACCCCGAACTGCTCCAGGATCTGCAGACGCAGCGCCGCGCCCTGGGTGGTGCTGCGCACCGCCCCGCCGGTGATGTCCTGGGCCTGCCGCTTCAGATCGATTTGGGCCTTGGCAACCGCCTCAATCGCAGACCGGGCCAAGAAAACGTCAATCGACACGCCCCGGTCGTTGATCGTCTGGTCGAGCTCCCACAACGCGCGCTCGGTCGGGGTGTTGTTCACCGACGGCATGCGCCGCATGCACTCGCGCATCGCGACGATGTCGTTGGCCGCGTAGGCGCGGAACCGCTCCCACTCCGCCGGGTGCGTGGCCTGAGTCGCGCGCCGCAGGATCCGGCTGTCGGGCAGCGGCTTGCAGAACAGGTGGATCAGCTTCTTGCCGTCCTTGTCCTTGGCCTTGTCTGCCGGCAGGCCCAGGACCTCGCCGAGCTGCCCCAGGCTGGGCGGCAGGCCGTGGCTCAGGGCCTGCACCATGGTGTCGTGGATCCGGCTCGTGGGGATGTCGATGCCCATGGCGTGCCGGAGGACCGTGCGGTCGAAGTGGCTGTTGTGGATAACCACCCGGACACTGGGCTCGCCGAGCGTGGCCCGCAGTTGCGCCCAACGATCGCTGTGGATCTCGTCGGGGAACTGCAGCACCTGCGGGTCGTCTTCACCAACAGCGTAGGCCAGCAGCATGACCTCGGCCTTCGCGGCGTAGGCGTGTGTACCGTGCGCAATAGGCACGGTGCAGTACGTCTCCAGGTCCAGGTAGAGGTCGATCATGTGGCTGCAACTTCCCCGGTCACTTCCCCGGTCACTTCCCCGGTCACTTCCCCGGGCACTTCCCCAGGCGCAGGGCCGCGCCGCTTGGCCGGCGTGCCGTCCTTCTTGCGGCCCCACGGTGCCTCGGGGTCGATCACCTTTGGCCCCGCAGCCTTCTTGGCGTCGCCCTGCTTCAGCTTGCGCCAATGCTTTGTGAGGGACTTCTGGATGCGCGCCTTGGTGATCGCGTTGACCTCGTCGACTGTTGGAACCGGTGTGTCAGCGGGGGTCTCCTTCGCGGCCTCTTCCGGCGCGTGCTTCTGGTTCGCGGTGACGATCTCCCAGTCGGTGGCGAACATGTCCTCGATGGTAGGGAACCAGGGCTCGGTGCCGTCCTTGCCCCGCCGGAAAAAGTAGGGCAGCGTCAGCATGCCGGTGACGGTGGGTGTCTGCATGCCCACGTAGGCACTGCTGCCCCAGCTCTGCCGCCACATGCACCGTTTGTTTTTGAACAGATCAATTGCTGTACTGAAGTTCATCTCGTCTCTCCGTCTCTTGTTGAAGGTGGGGCGCCGCTGATCACCGCAAAGCGCCCCGGTAAATCAGACCAAGTCCTCGATCGTCAGGTCGTCGAAATCATCCGCGTCAGCCACACCACCACCGACGAAGCTCTCGCCGTCCTTGTAGAACTGGACGCCCATCAGCGTCGCGTTGACGCGCTTGCCGTAGTTGTTGTCCTGCGTCCAGAGTTCTAGCACCGCGTTGACGTAGCAACCGGCGTAGGGGCGACCGTCCTCGGCCACCAGCGGGCTCTTGTTGGTGTCCACCACCGAGGGCTTGAGCGGGTTGCGGGCGCTGATGTACATCATCCCCTCGAACCCGTCGTAGTTCGATTTGAGGTCGCCCGAGTGCAGGCAGGTCTTGTCCGCCGCTCGGATCGTCTTCAAGATCGCGTCGGCCTTGGCGCCCCACTTTTCGGCGGCAACCGAACTGATCGCGGTGTTGATCATCGCGATCTGCGGGTCCTTTGGGCTGATTAAGAACGCCGCGCTGAAGGCCGGCTTGCCCTCACCGTTGACCGTCTTGGCCTCGAACAGTTGGGGAAACGACAGGCGCACTGCGTTGAGTTTGATCTTCATGCTTCTTCTCCTTGGGTTGGGGGTGTCACGTCGTCAAAATCTGAAGCGACCGCTGATGTGACCAGCGCGGGCCGTTTGTCTGTCTCCGGGGCCACCGACGGGCGGCCCTCGGCTTGGGTGATGAGCTCCTGCACCTTGGCCCACTGGCGTGGACCCAGGTCGCCCTGCTTGAAGACCCACTCGATGTTGGTCGGGCTCGCCAACGAGTAGTTGTACATCTGGTCGTGCTTGATGCGCATCTTCTTGAGCGCCTCCTCGGCCACCGCTGGGTCACCCCAGGCCCTGTTGCCGCGCTTGCCCTGCACGAGCTTGTAGCCCCGCACAGACTCACCGGCCAGCAGGCGCCGCTCAACCTCGGCCCGAACCGCCTTGACCCAAGCCTCGATCAACGGTGCGTTGGTCATCACGCGACCCAGGTCGGCGTCGTCGGCGGTCTCGGGCACCACCACGTCAAAATCGGCCAGGACCTGCTCCCGGATCGCCGGGCACGTCGCCTTGGCCCGGCACCACTGGCACGCCTTGGGGCTGGGGTTCAGGGTCTCGTCGTGCAGGCCGATCGCCCAGGTAGTGCGCCGAACCTTGTGGGCGAACCCTTCGAGCTCGGGCACCGAGATCGTCCACTCAGACAGTGCGCCCAGGCGAGGCTGGTCGACGATCATGCGCACGCGCGTCGGTGAGTAGGCGTGCCCAAACTCCACGTACGCCGCGTGCGCGTACATCATGAGCTGGGCGTTGTCCACCACGTCCACCACCACGCCCCTGCCGAACTTGGCGTCGATGACAATGAACTCGTCGGGCGTCAGGATGACCGCGTCCGCCGTGCCGGTGGCGCCTTCCTCGCCCGTCATGTGCTCAATCGGCAGGCGCTGCTCGACCAGCAGGATGCCCCCGGTAGCGGCGACGATCGACCGCACGTTGTTGACGTAGGTCTGCACCGACTGCGCCTGCTCCGGCGTGAGGCTCTCGAAGTCAGCGGCGGCGTCCAGGTTGTTGTCCAGGCACTCGGAGGCAACGAGGTGCATCATCGTGCCCTCGTCCGCCGCCTTGCTCGACCTGTCCTCCAGGCCCTCGCACAGGATGACCGACCCGGGGCAAGTCATCCAGCGCGCCGCGCTGCTGGGGGAGAGTTTTGCGTGGGTGCCGGCCATCAATCGCCCTCCATGTAATTGTCGCGATGGTCAGCCAAAATTTCCGCGATATCGAAAACTTCTTGCGCTAGCGTATGCGGATTGGTGTGCTTCGCCACCAATGCCGGGAGCAGCGCCAACACGTACTTGTCAACCATGTCGATCTTGCTGTGCCGCTTTGCGCGCTCGTACTGGTTGTACTCTCGTTTTTCAATATCTTTTTTCAGGCTTGCAAGATCCTCCCGCAAGCTCTCAACGGTGTCCACCGTCCCGCCGGTGCTCATGCCAGCTCCTCCAGGAACGCGGCGTAGTCCGCCGGCTTGAGCTCGGGGCCCTTCTTGGCGCCGAACTTGCCCAGCGCCGCGATGACCTTGGCCCGGTCGGCCTTGAAGGCGTCAATGATGGCCTGGGCCACCTGGGCGTACTCAATCGCTGCCAGGGCCGCCGGGGCCTCCACCACGGCCTCACGCGGCTGTAGCGGCGGCATCACGTACGGGACCTCGGGGGCGGCCTTCTCGTCCGGGTCAATCAGGACGATCTTGCTGGTGTCCGCCGCCGGGGCGGTGATCGCTTGCACCACAGCGGTCACCGTGGCCGGCGCTGCCGGGCGCATCGCCGCGATCAACTCGCGGATGGCGGCGGTGTTGTCCGCCAGGGCTTGTTCTAGACTCATGAGGGCTCCTACATAGGACAAACGAAATGTTGTCCAGCCCAAGTACTATAGCATTGTTGTGAGGCTCCGCAAGCCCCCTACAACGCTTTTCTGATGTACCATCGGCTTTTGTACAAAGGAACACCCATGACCGGGATAGAACAGGCAGTCGCCGTCGCTGGCAGCCAGCGCAATTTGGCCGAGATGCTGGGCGTCACCCAGCAGCTCGTGAGCTACTGGATCAAACAAAAATGCGTGCCACAGCGCCGCATCGTCGAGGTCGAGCAGATGACCGGCATCAGCCGCGACCTGCTGATCGACCCGCGCCTCGCCGAGCTCTTGTCGAAGGAGGTGTAGACTGGCTCCCGAACCCCGGCTAGGTGTGGCTGATCCCCATGCCGAAAGGCAATCCCGTCTCTGCCCCGCCGGTAAGTTCACCATAACCCGACCGAGACGCGGCCAGAGATTGGGACAACAATGACAACAGCACGCCCGCCAATTGGCGAGGTTTACGAGCCGGGCAACATCCCCGGCGAGCTCAAGGCGATGGCGCGGTGGTCGCCCTGGCGAGCGCAGTGGAACGAGAAGCGAGGCAAGTGGGACAAGATCCCCGGCAACCAACGCAGCACTGCCAAGCCCGAGACGTGGCTGACCTTTGAGGCCGCACAGGCCGAGTTGCAGGCCTTTCCCGCCGGCTTCTTCCCGGGCCTGGGGTTCGTGGTGACAGGGCTGCCCGAGTTCACGTTCATTGACATCGACAACTGCATCGACGAGTCGGGCGTGTTCTCGGCCCGAGCGATCGAGATCATTGCGGCGGTCGGCAGCTACACCGAGATCTCACCGAGCGGTCGGGGCCTGCGCATTGTCGCCAGGGGCGCGTCACCCACAGACTGGAACAACCACGACCTGGGCGTTGAGGTCTACGCCGGCCACGCCGCGAGGTTCCTCACCATCACCGGGGACGCCTGTAGCGATGGCGTCGCGATTCGCGACATCACCGAGGCCACCCAGGCAGAGCTGCGCAGCCGGTACGGCAAGAGCAGCGCGCCCAGGCTCACCGTCATCCCCGGGGGCGTACCGCCGATGCCCGAGGTGTGGCCCGAGATCGTCCTGCCCGACATCAGTACGCTGGACCTGCCCGCCGACACCATGGCCTTCTTGCTGGAGGGCCTGGACGAGGGCGACGGGTCCGCCGCGTTGCACCTTGCGGGCGTGCGCCTGTACAGCCTGGGCCTGTCCGACCAGATGGTGCTGTCGCTCCTGGCGAGCAGCTACGCGATGGACGTGGCGATGCGCCATCGCGGCGACAACGAGTTGCGCGCCCAGCAGTACCTGTGGGTCGAGCACTGCGTCAAGGCCAAGCCCAAGGCCACCGCCCACGCGGAGATCAACGCCATGTTCGACGACCTGGGGCCGCCCCCGGGGGAGAACCCCGGGGTTCTACCCCGGATCGGAGCGGCCCCCAAGGCCGAGCGATTTCGCATCGAGACCGCGCCCGAGTTCTTCGTGCGTCGCAAGTCGACATGGCTCTGCAAGGGCATCGTCCCCCACGCCACCCTGGGAGTGATCTACGGGGCCAGCGGCTCCGGCAAGACATTCGTGGCGTTCGACTTGATCGCCACCCTGACCCTTGGGCGGGACTGGCGCGGCCACCGGACCCCCAGGCCGATCGCGCCCCTGTGGATTGCCGCCGAGGGCGTTGAGGACATGCGCAAGCGCGGCTTGGCGTACTGCCAGCACGTGGGCATCGCGCCCGAGTTGTTCAACATGCGGTTCATCGGCGACGCCCCGAACTTCCTGGAGGAGATCGACGTCAAGGCCCTGCTCGCGCAGATCAAGCGCCAGGGCAGCGGGTTTGACGTGATCATCATCGACACCCTCGCCCAGGTCATGCCCGGCGGCAACGAGAACAGCGGCGAGGACATGGGCAAGGTACTGGGGTACTGCAAGGCCATCAGCCGGGCCACCGGCGCCATGGTCATCCTCATCCACCACAGCGGCAAGGACGAGTCCAAAGGCGCCCGTGGCTGGTCAGGGCTGCGCGCGGCGTCGGACTTCGAGATCGAGGTGTTGCGCCTGGACGACGATCGCGTTGCCACCGTCACCAAGATGAAGGGCGGCCTGGACGGCGGCGAGTACGGGTTTGAGCTCCTGACCGTTGTCGTTGGGCAGGACGCGGATGGGGATGACGAGACGACTTGCGTTGTGCATTTCACGGATGTCGGTAGGCAGGCGGTGGTGGGCCAGAAGGGCAAGCCCAAGGACATCGACCCCAAAGCGGTCTGGCAGCCTCTGGTGCTTGAAGAAGCCACGACCCTGTTGGCGACTAACACGGGGATCCTGACCCAGGCCGAGCTGGTCAAGGCGGTGCTGGCCCGGCGCCCGTTCGTGCCCGACCCGGACAGGCCGGACAAGCGGGACCAGCGCGGCACCAAGATCAACGGCGCGATCGTTGAGCTTGTGGCGGCTGGGCGCCTGTCGGTAGACGAGGGTGGAAGGGTCGAAATGCCCAACAATGAGGCAGAAATGTGGGTCTGAGGAGCATGCAAAATTTTACTGTTCCAGATGTTCCAGACTGTTCCAGACGTGTTCCAGATGTGATCTAGAGCAAATGTGCATGCTCTACTTGTTCCAGATACCACCTGGAGCACCCCCTGACAGGGGTGCTCTAGGTCTGGAACATAGAGCAGGGGTTCGGAACAAACCCCTGGTGAAAAAAAAGTTGAGGAGGGGGCTTGTGGGCCACAAAGATCTTGTTGTATGATCTCTACATCAGCAACCCACCCCGAAGGACTTGACCATGAACGCAATCGCAAACACCGCCGCCAACGCCGACGAGCTCGGCTCCCTGCTCTCCCAGATCGCGGCCCTGACCGCCAAGGCCGACGCGCTGAAGGAGTCCTTCCGAGACGCCGCAACGGCATCGGTGGACGCGCCAAAGGCTTTCGAGGGCGAGTTCTTCAAGGCCACGGTCGTCCAGGCCGACCGCACCACGGTGGCCTACAGCAAGTTGGTCAAGGACCTGGGCGTGGCGCCTGAGATCGTGGCGAAGTACGCCACCCTGTCGGCGGTGTTCACCGTCAAGATTTCCCTCAAGTAAACCCCGGGGCTCCGGCCCCATTCCAAGGAGAACCACATGTACGCTTCCCTCTACAAGGCCCCCAAGGGCTGGCCCGCAAAGTTCCGGGTCATCGTCCACGCGACCCCGAGCATCAACGACCAGACCGGTGAGTTCCTCGCCGGCACGCTCGGCGAGGCCCGCCGCATCTGCAAGGCCCGGGGCATCAAGCCCTGGAACTTCTGATGTACCACAAAGACAGAAACCGTCGGCAGCACTACGTGCCCGAGCCGGAGCGGTCCTTCATAGACGCATTCATCGGGGAGCTGATTGCCGGCTCCGTCGTTTTTGCGGTCTTTGCGGCCATCGGCATTGCCTTTGCGTTGTTCGTATGACGCAGAAGTTCAAGGGCAACGCGCCCGACCCGCACAACGAGGAGTGGATTCACCTCCACACGTTTCGCCACGAGGACCTGGACTGGCGCCTGTTCCTGCGGGGATCGGACGACCGGGGGTGGACCAACGGCAAGCTGGTCGTCGACGGCAAGGCGCCGCGCAAGGCCAACTACTGGCTTGGGTGGCGGGATGGCCGGTTCGCCCGTACCCGGGACGCAGGGACGCTGTACACCGGCAGGCCGGAGCTGTACGAGCAAGTCGAGAATTTCATCAACCAAGGACACACCAATGGCAACCCAAACGCTTAAAACAGCCCCAGCAGCGCGAAAGTTGGCTCGGGTGGTACCCAAGCCCCCGCCGAAGCCTGCGGAGGCCCCTGTGGCCTCCAAGTACCCTCGGGCCTCCCCGCCGGCCTTTTCGGGTCAAGAATCGACACAGAGCTATCGCATGCCGGTGGACGTGTCGGACTGGATCGAGCAGGCCGAGAGCCGGCTGCGGCACGCCGCCACCGAGATCGCTCGACTGAAAGAAGAAAACAAGCAGCTCAAGCACTCAAACCGCGTGATGGAACAGCGCGTCATGGGGCGCAGCGATGACTGACCTGGACGACAGCGACGTGCTCGACGCCGCCCGGTTCAGGTACCTGAGCCAGCGGGTGGTGGCGATGCAGTACGGCGACCGGGTCGGCATGGCGGTCGACACCCGGGACCTGGAAGGCGTCGAGTTCCCGGAGACACCGACGTTCCGGGAGCTGGTCGACGCGATGATGACGAATTCTGTTGACCGAACAACGAAAGGACACTGACGTGGAACTGACAAAGTGGTTTGACCCCGACGAGAAGCCGACCATCAACGGTTGGTACGACACCCGGTGGTTTCAAAGTGACCGGTTCACCGAGCACAGGCTCTGGTGGCGTAAGGGTTGGCGCCTGGATTCGCGCGGCCCGCTCCTGCCGAATCAGCACAGGCCGTGGCGGGGGCTCCTCAAGTGACCGACTACATCGCAGGCGACAGCCAGTGGCGCTACCCCGGCTACGGGGACGACCTGCCGCCCACCGGCGCCAAGTGCCTGATCCTGACCCAGGGGGGCATCTGTGTCGTCGGCGCCTGGGGGCACGGGTGCATCGCCTGGGCACCGCTGCCCAAGCGCGACAAGGCCCGGGAGCTGCACGAGGAGGTGCGCAATGCACTGGACAGCGCAGACATCAAGCAAAGGATGGGTCAATGGCCGAGGGAACTATGAACGAACGAATACAAGAACTGCTACTGCTATCCAAGAATCCAAACACAGGGATGATGGAGGAAGAGAAGTTTGCCAAGTTAATTGTGTTGGAGTGCGCCCGAGTAGTGAAGGCAAGTAGCCCCAACGGAATGATTGGGGTTAATGCGATTCGAATTCATTTTGGACTTGAGCCATGAACGAACGAATCAAAGAGTTACTTAGCCTACCTGCGCTTGAACGGTTGAATGATTGGGCCAGCATTGGCCCGGTACAACGAGCAGCGTTGGAAGAGTTTGCCGAGCTTGTCGTTAGGGCCCACATCGACGGCCACCCGTTGCAAAGCGGGCTGCGGTTAACGGACGCTGAATTAGAACGCCGCACTGGGGAGCCACACGTCGACGGGTGGCCGCTGCAAAGCGGGTTACCGCCACCGGCAAAGGAGAAGTCATGACCGAAACTGAACGCGAGCTCGACCTCATGCTGGGGGACGCGCTAACCGAGAACGAGCGGCTGAAAAAGCGGCTTCAGTACCAGGAAGACCGCGAGGGCTGGATCGGTACCCACGGCCCCGAGTGCTACACCTACGGCCCGCGGCACTACGAGTGCGCGCTGCGGCGCATCAAGGAGCTCGAAAAATGACCGACGAGATCGACAAGATTGAGCTGGCGTTCGAGGCATTCCACGCCAAGAACCCGTGGGTGTACGAGCGGCTCAAAGGCATGGCGCTGGCCGCCAAACGGGCTGGCCGGGAGAGCTACGGCATAGGCGCGCTGTTCGAGGTCCTGCGGTACGAACACGCGCTGGCAACGAGGTCCGACGACGGCCTGAAGCTCAACAACAACCACCGAGCCCTGTACGCCAGGAAGATTGGCCGGGAAGTTCCCGAGCTGCAGGACTTTTTCAGGTACCGGGAGCGCAAGGCCCGGTACGTGGCGGGCCAAGTCGTGGGCGCTGGTGACCCATTCTCGACGGCGGTGAACGCCTGGGACGAGCTGATATGACGATGCGACTTGAGACGCGGCTGCTGGTGGACCTCGCCGGGTCGCTGGCAGGGGACTACCCCCAGGGCGTCAAGTGCGAGACCCTGGCAACGCGGATGGCGATCCGGCACGACCACTGCGGCAAGATCCTGCACTTGGCGCGCAAGGCCGGCCTGATCGACATCTCGGGCAGCGGCGTGGCGGCGCGGTGGGGCACCCCGTCGATCGTGGCCGAGCTCAACACCGCCTACTGGACCCGCAACCGGCTGCGGGGCAAGAAGGCGCGCGAGGCCAAGGTGGCACGCGAGCAGGCCCGGCTCGACGCGGCAGAGCTGGCGCCCAGGCGCAAGGCGCCCTTCTTTGTGGTCCACGCGCCTAACAGCGTCTGGCAGCTCAACGACTTCCTCGACCTGCCGCCGCTTGAGGTCCGGTTGCCTGAGCAACGACCACGATCGGGTGCGAGGGACCGTCGGCGCAGTGATGCCCGTCGCGCAAAGAATTTTGAAGAAAGTCTGCACAAGCCTCAAACCTGAAGTTACAATCTCTACTTCAGCAACGGAGAGCAACATGACAGTCACACTGAAACCGATGAGCGCACGATTCAAGCAGCTCATCCGCGCCCACGGCGCGACCTGGGCCGTCATCGGCCAGTCGACGAGCCTGCAGTGCTTCGACGGCGCTGAAGGGATTTTGGTGGAGAGTTTGGACGGCGCGCATTCGCGCTGGGTCAAGCCGACCTGGGTCCAGGCAACCGCAACCAACTGAGGAGAGCAACATGGCATACGTTCAATACGACGACGAGCGCGAGAGCTTCGAGATGTTCCGGGTGTCCGACGACGCCAAGATTTTCGCCCCGCAGTACCGGGCGGCGATTGAGCAGGCCCGCGAGGCCCTGGGCTACTTCCTCGAATGCGCCTGGGAGCACAGCGACGAGCTGGCCGACGAGGGCCTGCTGGTCACGCGCTTCGACGAGATCGCATCGGCGATCGCCCAGGTGACGGGCCTGGAGACGTATCTGGTGGGCGAGTGCCTGACCGTGATCGTCGGCGTCGAGCAACCCAAGATCGAAGAGTACGAAGACGACATCCACGACCTGCTGGTCCGCTACTTCCTGGAGGATTGAAATGAACCGCACCCACACCGAGAACGAGCTCGCCGCCTACGTGGCGGGCAACACCATGGCAACGGGCCTGCACGCCGCCCTGGCGGACCAGGAGGCCGAGCTTGACCGCATGCGCTACCTGCTCAAGGAAGCGGTGGACGCGCTGCGCTACATCAGCCAGCGACGCGGGCGCGTCGCAACGGCGGTCGGTCTGTCGGAAGCAGTCATCGGCGCGGCGGACAACTGGCTGGAGGACCACGCGGTCGAGGCCGACAACCTGACCGGGGCGTAAAAATAGTTGAAGAAAAAGCCCCACGGGGCTCAAACTTGAAGTTAGAATCTCTACATCAGCAACGCAACGGAGATCGACATGACCCAACTCTTCACTCGCGCAGGAACCGCCCGCACCGCTAACTGCACCGGCGGCTACAGCTACACGTCGAAGTGCACCCGCTGCGGCGGCGCTGGTGGCCGCCCGGAGTGGAACCACAGCGGGTACGTCTGCTTCCTGTGCGGCGGCAGCGGCGTCGGTAAGGTCAAGGTGGACAAGCTGTACACCGCCGAACAGAACGCCAAGCTCGACGCCACCGCAGCCAAGCGCGCTGAGGCGTCGACCGCCAAGACCAACGCCATCTACGCCGCCCGCGAGGCCGAGCTGGTTGCCCAGCGCGCGGCCTTCGTGGCCGACAACGCCGAGTTCGTTGCCAAGCTCCAGGGCCTGGACGGCGACTTCTGGGTCGGCTTCCGCGAGTCCTTCCTGGCCCGCGCCAAGGCCCCCACAGAGCGTCAGATCGCCCTGGTGGATGCCGAGGTCGCCAAGCGTGCCAAGGCCCCCAGCCAGCACTTTGGCTACATTGGCGACAAGGTCACCCTGACCTTGACCTGCGAGCGCGAGCTCCGCCTGGAGTCCCAGTTCGGCACGAGCTGGATGAGCATCTGCCGCGACGCAGCCGGCAACGTGGTCATCTACAAGGGCAACGCCGACTTCTTGCGCCAGGGCGATACCGGCGAGGTTAAGGCCACGATCAAGGAACACGCGGTCTACAACGGCGTGGCGCAAACCATGATCATGCGCCCCAAGGTCACGCAGGCAGCGTAAAAAATTTACCTGGGGCCTCAAACTCCGGGTTACAATCTCTACTTCAGCAACGCACCGGAGAACAGCATGATGAGCATCGAAGACAGGATCAGGAAGACGTGGAACAGCGTGTTCATGCACCACTTGGGCTTTGTGGGCGCGGACAAGGCCGAAGTTGAGGCCAACAAGGCAACCGCTGAACTTTGCGCGCTGCTCAAGCGCGTTGAACGTGCGCAAGCACCGCAAACCCCGCGTCATCAAAACCTCGCTGGCCGTCGCCAGTGGGCCGCCAACCGCGCGTAACTTCAAGGAGATCAAGATGACCCAAAATGAATTCAACGCCCTGGTCAGCCAGGACATCCAGGCCCGCGTGGCCGCCGCCCAGGCCCGCTACGAGGCCGAGCTGGACAACGAGTACTTCGAGGCCGGCATGACACCCGGCGAGCAGGCGTACTGGGACGCCATCGAAGGGGCAGCGCAATGATGGTCCTCTCGCCCGCCTACGGGCGTGACTACGCGAACAAGGCGGCGGTCCGGGCCGACTGGGAGGCCGACAAGGACTTCATTGTCGCAAGCTACAGCATCTGGACCGGCAAGCCGGTCAATCGCGCGCAGCTCGTCGAGGCGTCGGCCTGGGCCAGCAAGGCCATGCCCGAGCAGCCGCAGCGCGTCAGCATCCGTTACGCGCGACTGCGCAGGACCCTGGTCATCGACATAATTCCGAGATGACTGACGCCAAACGCATCGCCAAGTTGGAGGCCCAGGTCGAGGCGCTGCGCGCCCGCCTGGAGGCCCGCACGACGCAGCTCACGCTCGTGCTGCTGCAGATCGTGGACCTGAAGGCCGAGCTCGCGCTCGTCCGCTCGCTGGAAGACTGGACCGAGGAATGAGCCTTGAGTTTTCCAGCAGCCTGGAAAACTCGACCGAGCAATGAGGCCTGAGTTTTCCAGCAGCCCGGAAAACTCAAGGCCGGTTGCCGCCACGCAGCTCGCTGGGGTAGACTCGCGCGCATGGCTACACGAGGACGCCCCAAGGGCATAAGCAACTTCCCCAACAAGGCCGAGCTCAAGCTCGATGTCGCGGCCTGGATCGCGTCCAGCAAACCGCTGGCGCAATGGTGCGCACTGCCGGGGCACCCAAACGCTGCGACGATCGGCGAATGGCAGCGCGAAGACCCAGAGTTCGCCATAGCGTACGCGCGCGCACGGGATACTGGATACGAGATCATTGCGCAGGATTGCATGCGGCTGATTGATACTCAGCCGTTGGAGGTCCACGACGACCTGGGCAATAAACGCTACGACCCGGGCAGTATCTCGTGGCGCAAGAATCAGACGGACGTCCGCCTGCGCCTGCTCGCCTGCTGGGACCCCAAGAAGTACGGTTCGCGTCAGAATGTGACGGTGGACGACTCGAAGGTCGAGCACGTGGTGAGCTTCGACATATTCGGCGAGCTGCTCAAGAACATGGCGCTCAAGCGCCAATCAGAGGATTAAATGGACTCCCAGCACCTGATCGACATCGGCCTGGGGATCACGTCCGCAGTCACAGGATGGTTTGCCCGCGAGCTCTGGTCGGCGGTGAAAGAGTTGAAGGCCGACCTTGCCAAGTTGTCGGTGGAGCTGCCCAAAACTTACGTGACGCGCGACGACTACCGATCAGATCTGAAAGAGATCAAGGAGATGTTGGGTAAGATCTTCGACCGGCTCGACGGCAAGGCCGACAAGTGACGCTCACCGAGCAGCTCCGGCGCGACGAGGGCACCGAGTCCTGCGCCTACCAGGATTCGCTCGGGTACTGGACGATCGGCGTCGGGCGCCTGATCGACGCACGCAAGGGCGGCGGCCTGTCGAACGAAGAGATCGACTACTTGTTGGACAACGACATCAAGGCCAAGACCGCCGAGGTCCTGCGAGCCCTGCCGTGGGCTGCGAGGCTCTCAGAGCCCCGTAGAGCGGTCCTGGTGAACATGGCCTTCCAGATGGGCACCAAGGGCCTGCTGGCCTTCCACAGGACCCTGGGCAGCGTTGAGGACGGCCAGTACGGCGAGGCCGCGCTGGACATGCTCGACAGCACCTGGGCGAAGCAGACGCCCGCCAGGGCGATGCGGCTGGCGACGCAGATGGAGACCGACAAGTGGCAGTAGATCCGCTGACCGCCGGCATCGAGCTCGCCACCGCAGCGATCGCCCGCATCTGGCCGGACAAGAGCGCAGCCGAGGCGGCGCAGCTCGCTGCCCAGGTGGCGATCGTCCAGGGCCAGCTCGACACCAACAAGGCCGAGGCGGCATCGCCCAGTGCGTTCACCAGCGGCTGGCGCCCAGCGATCGGCTGGGTCTGCGCTGCGGCGCTGGCCGGCCAGTACGTCGCGCGGCCCCTGCTGCAGTGGGCCGGCATCATGACCGGGCACGCATGGCCGGCGCTGCCGGGCATCGACGGAAATCTCTGGGAGCTCATGCTCGGCATGCTCGGCCTGGGCGGCTTGCGGACGTTCGAGAAGACCAAGGGCGTCGCGTAATGCTGGAGCTGCTCGAAGACCCGGCGGTCCTCAAGCAGTACTCGCAGCTACCCGCAGCGCAGCGGGCGGCGTTCGACTGGCGCGCGCGCTGGCTCATGAAAGCGCACAAGCACCAGATCGAGCCGCCGGGGGACTGGTGGAATTGCTGGTTGCTTTGTGCGGGAAGAGGCGCCGGCAAGACCCGGGCAGCCGCCGAGACACTGGGCTGGTGGGCCTGGGAGCAGCCCAACACCCGCTGGCTGGTGTCGGCGCCCACCAGCTCCGACCTGCGCAGCACCTGCTACGAGGGCGACAGCGGCCTGCTGGCGGTCATCCCGCCGGTGCTGGTGGCGAAGTACAACTCGACGCTGCACGAGCTCACGCTGACCAACGGCACGCTGATCAAAGGGATACCGGCATCGGAGCCCGAGCGGTTCCGGGGTCCGCAGTTCCACGGCGGCTGGCTCGACGAGCTCGCGGCCTGGGAGTACCTGCAGGAGAGCTGGGACATGATCCAGTTCGGCATCCGCCTGGGCACCCACACCAAGCTGATCGCGTCGACCACGCCAAAGCCCAAGGACGTGGTGATGGCGCTGATCGACCGCGACGGCGACGACGTGGTGGTCACGCGCGCCAGCACGTACGCCAACATCAAGAACCTCGCGCCATCGTTCCAGAAGCAGATCCTGCAGTACGAGGGCACGAAGCTGGGCCGCCAGGAGATCCACGCCGAGATCATCGACCCGGAAGAGGGCGGCATCGTCAAGCGGGACTGGTTCAAGCTCTGGCCGGCGGCCAAGCCCCTGCCCAAGTTCGATTTCGTGCTGCAGAGCCTGGACTGCGCGACGAGCGAGAAGACCATCAACGACCCGACGGCGCACATCACGATCGGGATCTTCAAGCCCGAGGACGGCAGCATGTGCGCGCTGGTGGTCGACTGCTGGCAGGAGCACCTGCAGTACCCGGACCTGCGCCCCAAGGTGCTCGACGAGTACGAGACGGTGTACGGGGAGGGCAAGAACAAGAAGCGCGTCGACCTGCTGCTGGTGGAGGACAAGAGCGCCGGCATCAGCCTGATCCAGGACCTGCAGCGCGCTGGCGTGCCCGTGCAAGCCTACAATCCGGGCCGGGCCGACAAGATCCAGCGCCTGTCGATCGTGTCGAACATCATCAAGGCCGGGCGTGTCTGGGTGCCCGAGAGCAGCAACAAGCGCGGGTTCGTGCGTGACTGGGCCGAGGGCATGATCAGCCAGATCTGCTCGTTTCCCGAGGGCACGGCGCACGACGACTTCGTGGACGCAATGAGCCAGGGCCTGCGCTACCTGCGCGACGCCGGCTGGCTGACGATCGACTACCCCAAGGACTGGCTGGACGAGGACGACTACGCGGACGCCGACAAGACGAGCAACAAGCGACGGGGCAACCCGTACGACCAGTAGGGCACCACCATGATTGATCTGGCGAACGACCCCCTGTACAAAGCCGCAGTGGTGAAGTATTGGGCCGACAAGAAGGCCGCCGCAGAGACACCGCTGGCGAAGTTCCTGGAGCCCAGCGAGGTCAAGCAGCGCATGTACCATGGCACCGGCCAGGACATCCGCCAGTTCAAGCCCAAGCAGGCCGGAGCGTCGTTCGTAACGCCCGACCCCAAGTTCGCGCACGACTTCGCCGACCTGAGCGAAAGCTGGATGAAGCGCAACGTCGGCACGATCCTGACCGGTGAACAGATCCAGCGGGCGAAGGACCTAGTGGCGCAGGATCTGAACAAACGCGCGCAATGGCTGATGCACTCCCGTCCGGACCATGAGATATCGCGGATCGGCTCGTCACAAGCCTCGGAGTTCTCGAAGACGCAGTACGCCAACCGGCTCGCCGAGCAACTGCCCAGCGCGCAGAACATCATGCCGGTGCATGTGCAGGCCAAGAAGCCGTTCGACTACGAGAACCCCAAGCACATCCACGCGGTGCGTACGATGCTGCACAAGCTGGGCCACACCCAGCACATAGACGACTTCGACACGGCCATGCGCGGCGGCAAGGGTGACGACGCGAACTGGCACACGATCGAGTCCAAGCCGGTCCAGCAAGCCATCCGCGCCCTGGGCCACGACTCGTTCTGGGTCAAGGAAGGCGGCGTCAAGAACCTGGGCGTGTACAACCCGGGCGCGATCAAGTCAGCGATCGGCAACCGTGGCACGTACGACACCGAGGACTACGACGTCAACAAGGCCCAAGGAGGCGCTGTGAAACCCGTCAAGCTCAAAGAGGGCCAGCAGCCTCCGTACCAAGACCCCAAGACCAAGAAGATCGACGACTGGAAGTGGCACCCGATGGAGCGCATCCGCCAGGAGCTGTCAGCCCGGCGCGAGCTGCCCGAGCACGTCACGCCCTACGCCGACTACATGCGCGAGATGAACGCCAAGGCGCAGTCTGGGGAGCTGACGCCGCGCGATTTTCTCAAGGCGTACACGATCACGCAGAGCAGCATCGGGCGCGGCGGGCTGTCGCACGCGACGGCCACCAAGCGCGGGATGAAGCTGCCCAACACGGGCGGCGAGGTGCGGCCTGAAGGCGCGTTCGCCGAGTGGCTGGGCTCACCCATGGGCCAGAAATACCTTGAAGCCTCGATGCGCGGCGAGGACCACCCGGAAGCCCTAGCGGACCTGCGCGAAAAGTTCGCACCGTTCGGCAAGCAGAACGCCCAGGTGGAGGCCATGCAGTACGCGACGCAGAACGCTCCGTCGTTGAGCAAGAGGTTGAACAAAGCGATCACCGGCTCGAAGGCAGACTACCGCAAGTTCGCTGGCGGCATCAAGGGCATCGCTAGTGCCAAGTCCGGGTTCATCGGCTCGCTGTTGGGCCGTGGTGACCTGCCCACGCTGGACGCCCGCCAGCTCAACTTGCACTCGCTGTCGCACCCGACCAAGACGCCCGAGGGCATGATGTCGCGCGGCAAGGGCCTGGGCGGCCAGGAGGCGGTGGACCGGCTGATCGCGCGCCAGGACGCCTTGGGCTACAACATCCCCGACGAGCTCAAGCCCTACGCCCAGCACCTGATCCACCACGATGTGTGGGACCAGCGCGGCGGCACGCAGACCACGCACGAGGACCTGATCAGGGCCATGCGCGGGTACGCCGATGGTGGTGACGTTGAGAAAATGCGGCAAGCCTTGGCGGTCAAGCATTTTGCTAGGGGTGGCCCGCCAAAATGGCCGGCCAACCTGCCGCCGGCGCCGGCGCCATCAAACCAGGAAATGAACGCGATTGTTGATCGCATCGCGCGACAGCAATTGGGCGAGCATGTCACCGAGCCGGGCAAAACAGAAAATTTGGCGGGCCGATCAATTCGAGAAGCCAAGCGGGTTAAGCAGACCCAATACACAACTACACCAACCCAAGCAGTTCGACCCACCCCAATCTACACAGGGCAAAAAGGCGATGTAAATGTAGTATTGCCCGGTGATCAGACTATATCGGACCAACGACTGGTAGATGTAAACGGCTTGCCAATTGGTTCAAACCAAGAAGGCGGATCTCGCTATGGAGAAGGCAAGCTGCATTTGCCAGAAAATGAACGGCCCTTTTGGGCATCTGGCCCAGGCCCTGCGCAAGGGTTTCAGAATCGTGTGACTGACTTAGCCCAGATCACTGGGCAAGACCCCCGTGTCATTGCGCACCATCTGGCAATGGGGCACGCTGGTAACAACTTTGCTTTACATTTTGCAGATGCTAATCTAAAAGCGGTAAACAACTCAAAAATAAAACCTGAAAATCATCAGATTTTTAACACAATAATGGAACAAGGTTTTAAGGATACAGATAATAAAGGCAACCCAATACAAGTTACGTTTCCAAAATGGCCTGGGGTAGAAAACCCAAATGAAGCGTATGAGGCAATGCGGGCAAACCCGGAAATGCGCAAGTTTTTTAACAAAACCATGAAATTAGGTAATGTTACTAAAGCCTTGGGTTTTCCGAACGGTTCGGATATAGAGTACGCAATCTCCGAACCCGAGCTTCGTAATATGGAAATCAATATGACGGGCCATGCGGTGGGGCAAATGAGGCCCGGCGCAGAGCTAGTCCCAGGTGCTGGGCACAACACTTACAGCCACAAAATTCTTGGCACATCCTTGGGCCGAGCACCAGAGTTGGCGCCTATGGAGCTGGCATTCATGGACGCCACGCATTACATCAAGCCTAAGCTATCGAGCCCAGGGGCGTACACCCGGACCATGTCGTTGTCAGCGCCACATCAAGTGGTCGATGATAGGTACTTGAACATCATGAACGATTACTACACCAAGTTGCGCGCGGTCCGTGGCTACGCCAAGGGCGGCAACGTCTCCATGGACGAGATGCTGGCGCACACCACGCTGGGCAAGAAGGCGCCCAACGTCAGGAACATCGGCGCGGACGAGGCGCCGGACATGAAGGTCAAGCAGTACATCCCCCCGGGGCCGGGCAACGGCCTGGGCCTGCCTGCCGGTGGTGTCGACTTCCAGCCTGAGATGCCGGGGCAGCAGCTCTCGCAGGCGGTGCCCGCTGGCCCTGGTGGCCCCGCCATGCCTGGGATGCCGCCGGGGATGCCGCCAGGAATGCCCCCAGGAGGCCCTGGGATGCCCCCAGGCGGCCCTGGCCCGGGCATGCCGGGTATGCCACCGCCGCTGCCCAGGAACCAGCCAGGGATGCCCACCGGCAAGCCTGCCGGCCTGGAACCGCCGAACATCCCGCCGCCCAAGCAGAAGCCTACCGGCAGCAACATCCTGACGATGACGCCGCAGGGTCAGGCGCTGGCGGCTCTTGGGCCAATGCGCAAGATGGCCGATGGTGGCTCTGTTGAACAAATGAAACGGGAACTGGCTAAAAAAAAAGATCAACCGATCGTAGCCTCGCGCGCTTTCCAAGAAGCTCCTGAGCCCACAAAGACAACCAAGGCGTATAAGCTGTTCCGCACGCACCCCAAGCACCCGGGCAAGCTGTTCCCACTGTTCGTGGACGCGAACGAGCCCGTTGAACAGGGCAAGTGGCTTGCCGCCCAGGCCGGCGAGATGGCGGGGGAGAAGGTCAAGTCCAAGATCGGCCCGCTGGCGTATCGCCCAGGCTGGCACGGCGGAGACTTGCCGATTGCCACGCACATCGGCAGCAAGTCGACGTCAAGGCGGAAGAAGCCGGACATCCGGCCCGACAACCACGTCTGGGCCGAGGTGGAGATGCCCAACGATGTCGACTGGCACTCGGAGGCGCAACGTCGCGGCACCAACGCGCAGGGCCGCGTCGTGCCGGTGAAGGCGCACATCACCGACCAAGTGCCCACAGGCGGGCACTACCGGTACAAGACCAATCCCAACATGACCGGCAACTGGCTGATCGGCGGATCGATGAAAGTCAATCGTGTGCTGCCCGACGAGGAAGTTGCCGCAATCAATAAGGCTGCCGGTGTGGCCGACCTGCCCCGGCAACAACCGCAGGATCTAGGCAAACTCGGATTCGGTGTTGTCAAAAAAGCGGACGGTGGCGCAATTGACTACCGTGGCGAGCACGCCGCCCCCGGCCCTGAGTCTGGCAAACCGATGCACGACACAACCGGCGTTTACCCCGCTGACTTCTACGGCCCCAGGGGGTTTGAGTACTACGCCAACACGCACCAACCCTACGACCGTGCGTCCTACAACACGGTGGCTGAGGCGAAGGGTAATCCCGACAAAATGGTGTGGGCGCACCGCGCGGTGCCCAAGGACGTGTACAAAGCGGCGATGAAGACCTCCGAACCAACGGCGCACATGATTCGCCCGGGCGATTGGGTCACACCGTCGAGGGAATACGCTAAGGAACACGGCGAAGGTCTGGGTGAGGGGTACCACATCGCCAGAAAGCGCGTGCCGGCCAAGCACCTGTACACGAACGCTGATTCAATCCACGAATGGGGATACCACCCCGAGCCAATGCAGAAGAAACGCGAAGGCGGAGTTACACTCCCGCCATCGACCGAGCAAATGCGGCAGGCCCTGAGTGCACGACGCTCAAACTCGAAGGCATAGTATGAACAGAGATACCCGCGACGAAGACCTGGACGAGAATGACGACGGGTCGGTGGACGTAGACCTGCCGGATGAAACCGCAGACGTGCTGGAGATGCCTGACGGCTCGGCGGTTGTCGCCATGGAGACAGTCGGCCCCGAGGAGTCTCGCGACTTCTACGCCAACATGGCCGAGACGATGGAGACCTACGAGCTTGACCGGCTCGCCATGCGTTACATCGACTTGCTGGAGAAGGACAAGAATGCGCGTGAGGACCGGGACAAGCAGTACGAGGAGGGAATTCGGCGTACTGGCCTGGGCAAGGACGCACCCGGTGGTGCCAACTTTATGGGCGCCAGCCGCGCGGTCCACCCGATCATGGCCGAGGGCTGCGTGGACTTTGCATCACGTGCTATCAAGGAGATGTTTCCGCCTGACGGTCCTGTCAGAACCAAGATCATCGGCGAGGTCGATGACCTGAAGCAGCAGCGCGCCGAGCGCAAGCGTGACTTCCTGAACTGGCAGATCACCGAGCAGATCGAGGAGTTCCGGGACGAGCAGGAGCAGATGCTCACCCAGCTCCCGCTGGGCGGCTCGCAGTACATCAAGGTCTGGTACGACGAGCAGCAGAAGCGCCCGATGATCGAGTTCCTGCCGATCGACCGGGTCATCCTGCCGTTCGCGGCGTCCAACTTCTACACGGCGCAGCGCGCTGCCGAGGTCCACGAGATCACCGAGTGGGAGTACAAGCGGCGCGTCAGTACCGGCATGTACATCGACGGGTTCTCGTTCACGTCGTCCATCGAGCCCGAGCAGACCAAGGCGCAGAAGGCCAACGACAAGATCGAGGGCAAGGCGTTTCAGGACAACGAGGACGGCCTGCGCAAGGTCTTCCACATCTACACATACCTCGAATTCGACGACGACAAGCACAGCGGCGCCGAGATGGCCCCGTACATCATGATGGTGGACGAGCAGTCCAGCAAGGTGATCGGCCTGTACCGTAACTGGGAGGACGGCGACAACACGATGACCAAGCTCGACTGGATCGTCGAGTTCAAGTTCATCCCCTGGCGTGGTGCGTTCGCGATCGGCCTGCCCCACCTGATCGGCGGGCTGTCGGCGGCGCTCACCGGCGCGCTGCGCGCGTTGCTCGACTCGGCGCACATCAACAACGCCGCGACGATGCTCAAGCTCAAGGGCGCCAAGCTCTCGGGCCAGACCCAGCAGGTCGAGGTGACCCAGGTTGCCGAGATCGAGGGCGCGCCGGGCGTGGACGACATCCGCAAGATCGCGATGCCCATGCCGTTCAACCCACCGTCACCGGTGTTGTTCGAGCTCCTGGGCTGGCTCAGTACCGCCGCCAAGGGGGTAGTGACCACCAGCGAAGAGAAGATCGCTGACATCACGTCCAACGCGCCGGTGGGCACCACCCAGGCGCTGATCGAGCAGGGCGCGGCGGTCTACTCTGCTATCCACGCCCGCCTGCACAAGTCGCAGGAGCGGCTGATCAAGATCCTGTGCCGCCTGAACCGGTGGCACTTCGACGAGATGCGCAAGGGCGACATCGTCGAGGACATGAACATCCAGCGCGATGACTTCAACCGCAACACCGACGTCATCCCCGTCAGCGACCCGCACATCTTCAGCGAGACGCAGCGCATGGCGCAGATGCAGTCGGTGCTGCAGCGCGCGGACAAGAACCCGGACCTGTACGACGCGAAGGCGGTGGAGGAGCGGTTCCTCAAGCAGCTCAAGATCCCCAACGTCAGCGAGCTCTTGCGCGACGTACCGGCACCGGAGCAGCGCACCCTTGCGGACGAGAACGCGGCTATGTCGATCGGCCAGCCGGCGTACGCCTACCTGCAGCAGGACCACATCGCCCACATCCAGGGCCACCTGATGTTTGGCCTGGACCCGTCGTTCGGCTCAAACCCGTTCATCGCGCCGCAGTTCACGCACAACGCGATCGAGCACATCAAGCAGCACATGACGCTCTGGTACTTGAACCGCATGAACGGCTACGTGGCGAACCTGCGCGGCGGCAAGCCGGTGTCGAACTACGACAACCCCAAGCTGACCGCGATCATCGACCAGCTCTACGCGAGCGTTGGGCAGCACGTCGCGCTCGACAGCCAGCAGGTCTTCTCGCAGATCCTGCCGCAGATCCAGCAGCTCCAGCAGATCGCCCAGCAGTACGCACCCGCCGCAGTCCTGCCGCCCGATGCTCAGGTGGTCAAGGACACCTCGATGGCCGAGACCAAGCGCAAGGAGGCCAAGGACCAGCAGGACATGCAACTCGCCCAGGCCAAGCTGCAGTCGGACATGCAACGCGATCAGGCCGACACGCAGAACAAGGGCCAGCTCGAACAGGCCAAGGCCCAGGCCGACGTCCAGCGGGTCCAGGCTCAGATGCAGATCGACATGCAACGCGAGCAAGCCAAGGCCCAGGCCGACATGCAACGCGAGATGGCGCAGATCCAGGCCGACATGCAGCGCGAGCAGTTGCGCAGCGATACCCAGATCAAGATCGCCGAGATGCAACGTGAGGCGCAAATAGCGATCGAGAACGCTAAGATACTGCACCAAACAGTAGTAGCAACCCAACCCCAAGGAGTACCAAATGGCAACGTCTGATCAAGAGCAGCAGAGCATCCTCGTGCCCATGCACAAACGCATGGCGCAGGGCGCGAAACTCGACGGCACCAGCATGCGACCCAAGGGCGGTAGTAAAGCCCCGGCCAAACCCACCGGGGGCTTGAGCCACCTGAAGAAGCAGAAGTGATTGGTGCGCTGATCCATGTGATCAAGGACCGGCAGGCGGCGCTCCGCCTGTCGCTTGCGCAGGGCCATGCCCCTAATTTTGAGACCTACCAGCGCCTTGTTGGTGAATACCAGGGCCTGCAGTGGATGTTGGATGCGATTGACGCGAAACTCGCGGAGCAAGACGAATAAGGCCATCTGGCCCCAAGTGCGCTGAAATATGCGCTGTCAAAACGCACTGAAATATGTGCTTTGTGTGGAGTTTGTGTGGAAAACGTACCGAAAATTCACCTTATCGAGGGTATTTCGAGGCCATCTGACGAGTCCGAGCTTGCTTGGTCTTTCCCAGACGTCGATCCGGGCCTTGCCCCGCTCGGCGGGCGCATTCTGGTGCAACTCAGGCGCACCAAGAAGCAAAAAGGTCGCATTATCCTGGTCGAAGAGACCCGCGAGACCGAGAAATGGAACGGTCAGATCGCCAAAGTGGTCGCCATTGGCCCGTTGGCGTTCAAGAACCGCGACACCATGGCATCCTGGCCCGAGGGGAGCTGGACAGCGATCGGCGACTACATCCGCGTGCCCAAATGGGGCGGGGATCGGTGGGAACGCCCCGCGCCGGGTGACGATCGTCACGAGGACCCGGTGCTGTTCATGGTGTTGAACGACCATGAGATCATCAGCAAGGTCACCTGTGACCCGTTGAGCTTCAAAGCCTTTGTTTAAGGGGATGACCATGGCCGAAAAAGACAAGAACGAAGAGGTGATGCACATCGAAGAGGGCACCGACGGCACCGCGACCGTTGAGCTCCCCGATAGTGTTGAGTTCTCGCAAGGCGGCGAGGCCGACGAGCCCCGCCAACAAGCCGATGACGGCGACGTTGACCACCCGGACGACAGCGAGGCCGTCAGGGCCGCGCGCAGGGCACGTCGGCGCTCCAAGAAGGACCTAATCCGCAAGACGAACGAGGAGAAGGACGTCCGCCTCGGGATGCTGCAGCGTCAGAACGAGGAGCTGATGAACCGGCTCTCGAACGTCGAGCGCAAGACCCAGCAGCACGACCTGGGCCGGCTTGATAAGGCGATCGAGGACCAGGGCGTGCGGCTTGAGTACGCGAAGATGAAGTTGTCCGAGGCCACGGCCAACGGCAACGGTGACGACGCAGTGCAGGCGCAGGAACTGCTCTACGAGGCCCGCAAACAGCTCGACGAGCTCTCGGCAGTCAAGCGGCAGGCCAACCAGCCCCAGGCCCCCCAGCAGCGCCCTATCGACCCCGGTGTGCAACGCCACGCGGCCAAGTGGATTGACCGCAACGAGTGGTACAAGCCGGACCTGTCCGACACCGACAGCAAGATCGCCAAGCAGGTCGACGAGTCCCTCGTCACCGACGGTTGGAACCCGGGGACAGCCGAGTATTGGGACGAACTTGACAGCCGCTTGCAAAAGTATCTGCCGCATCGTTACAATCGGGCCGACAGGGGTGAGAACAGATCGCCCCGGAATGTCGTGGGAAGTGCAGGACGCGAGGCATCAGCCGCTTTTGGGGGCACGAACCGCACCTTCACGCTATCCGCCGAACAGGTGCGAGCGATGAAGGACGCGGGGATGTGGGAAGACCCTGCAAAGCGGGCCAGGATGGTCAAGCGTTACGCAACCGAATCACGAAACAACCGGGGGTATTGAAATGGAATCACGTCTCAAAAAATCTTTGAATGCTGGTGGACGCGAAACTCGTGCGAACGAGGACGCAAGCCGGGCAGCACCAGAGGAGAAGTTTGCTTCTACGCAGGAACGTCGCAAGATGTGGAGCGAGGAGTGGACGCAATCAGCACTGCCCAGACTGCCAGAACTGTCAGGTTGGCACCTTTGCTGGCTTTCAACCACCAACAGCTACGACTCCATCGACAAGAGAATCCGCCTCGGGTACGTTCCAGTTAAGTCTGAAGAGTTTCCCGGGTACGAAGACTATCGCGTCAAGGCAGGCGAGCACGTTGGGTACATCTCATGCAACGAGATGCTGCTGTTCAAGTTGCCGATGGATGTTTTCCAGGAAGTGATGACGGTCATGCACCATGAGCGTCCTCAAGAGGAAGCGGACAAAATCCGACTCCAGATGGAGAACCTGCAGAACGCACGCGACAGCAACGGTCGAGCTCTGATGTCCCCGGTTGAGGGTGAAGGATCAAGCAACCCTGACAGGCAACCAAATCGCACGCCGGTGTTTGCCGGCTAACAAGGAGTACGAATATGTCAGCGACATCAGCTCCGTTCGGCTTTCGCCCCGCTTACCACCCGACAGGGTTGGACCGAGCGACGGTGTTGGCAAACGGTATCGCCAGTGGCTACGCCACGGGCATCCTCAAGGGCCAGCCAGTCGCTCTTGACACCAACGGCAACATCATCATTGCCACGGCAGGCTCCGCCTTCATTGGCGTGTTTGCTGGTGTCGAGTACACCGACCCGTCGGGCCGTCGTCAGATCAACAACCAGTGGCCCGCGAACACCGCGTTCCAGGCTGGATCTTGCCTCGCCTACTTCTACCAAGAACAGACGATCG